GTTACCCCCCAATCGGCTGACATGTAGCAAGTCGCTATGTGTGAGAGATTGTTAACCTTTCAACTTGGAGAGCTTTAATAATGAGTCATTCAATTGACAACTCTTACTTTACATATAGCTACCTTACTTGTGTAATTCCTAAATCCATCGCAGTACCAATACTGCGCTGTATCCATCACTGGGTGCAGCATCGTGGTGTGGAATGGACTGTTGGAAGATTGAAAGATCTGAAGACACAATATTTACACTATGTATCTGGATCTGATGTTACACTTGTAGCATCACATAAGGATCACACTCCGAAAGGATGTTTTAAACCCTTATGGGGAATGGATTCTGTAAAGGTGTTAAGAGTGTTGAATATATACACCTCCGTAGTTTTACCAAAAGTTACGGCAAAACAGAGGCATAAATTCACTAGTGCTCTACAAACTGGTGATTGGAATTTGTGCTATCCAATGACGAACTGTGGCATACGCCTCAAAGAGGCAAATTATTATTATTGTCATCCGTTCAATTGGATCCGGTCCTCGACTCGACGTGCCCCAATTCTGGAGCGGCAAATGCATATAAAGACAGTAGAAGAGTCAGAAATGACTTTTGAGTCTGTTATTAGTGTTATTAATGTGTCTCCTCAAATGTCTGCCCACGTGGGTAGATATATTTCAGAATACGCCAAAGCGTTGTATATAGCTGAGGATATTCTGAGAGATGCATTGTATAAATGTAATGAACCGCGTTCACCAGTTGAATTCCAGTATTTTCCAGTAGGGAAAATTGGTGAAATTCAGGAGAAAGGTGCTAAACTACGTACTATTGCAAATCCTTTTCGCCATCTACAAATGGTGCTTTACCCATTGGGGTCGGCATTATTAGATGTTCTCAGGGAGTTACCCTGGGATTGTACCTTCGAGCAGCAAAAAGGAGTCCAGTTTGTTATTGATAGTTTACAGAATGGCAAAACTGTATACTCACTCGATCTGGCTAACGCCACGGACTTGTTCCCATTGAAAATACAAAGGGAAGCTGTAAGTAGCATATTAACCGTCTCTACCCTTAAGGGGCCCGTTGGCCCAAGAGGGAGTAGCGTAAAAACGCGAATAAGCAGTGCACCTGCGGACCTTTTGATGGGTCTCGACATCTTTTGTGATATCGCAAGAGGTGACTGGTCTTACCAGACTAGTTTCGTTAACTGGAACAAGGGACAACCATTAGGGCTCTATCCCTCATTTGCAATGTTTGCCTTGACACACGGTATTCTCGTTAGAAATATTGAGAAGAAGCTGGGTGTCACAAACACATTTAGGATTCTTGGTGATGATATTGTTATTAATGATCCTAATGTAGCACGACATTATCGTGAAGATATGGAATATTTGGGATGTAAATTCTCTGAAGCAAAATGCTTGGTTTCAAATACCATAGGAGAGTTTGCAGGCATGGTTATATCTAAACAAGGTGTAATCCCTGCGTCTAAATACCGTCCTTACAATGGAACGGATGTTTTAGGCCCACTAATATCTTTAGGTTTGAAGGGTAGTAAGTTTATACCCCCAAGTCTTCGAAGAAAGGTGCTCGCTCTTGCGAGTGCTCCAGAACCTGTTGGTTTAGGTTGGAATCCCAAAGGGATCAGTCTAGACAAGCGGATGCCTCCAGAACTAATCGACTGGTGGTTTTCTTCATTCGATAAATGTATACCTAGCGACTTTAAGTTGTCAGTGTCCGACCGTAAGGTCGAACTGATATCTATCTGGTCTCGTACAGAACTTGAGTATAACTCCGCTTTAATGGAGTATGTACCTAAGAAATCCTGTATCAAAACCCCTTTTCCCCTCGACAGAAGGGAAATTGTACCTGATCGACTGATTATCGATCATGTCAAAGCAGTCAACTCATCCAGGGTTTATCCCGAAGATGTTAAGTTGGACGTACCTGACTATGTCCCAGTCCCATTGAGGGGAAGGACACCGGTTGTGGACGCTTTGCGCGCAGGTATGAGTAGGTTAAGGACATACTATAGAAAGTATAAGGAAGCTG